AATATATCATTCCTTGATGCTTGACTTTGTACAAGTGTACCATATTGTCCACTTGGATTACCTAAATATTTAGTCCAAATATATCTTTGTGTTGATAAATCATCAAATTTAAGATACATAGTTATAGTGAAATCTCGATCTCCTAAAGTTGTATAAGGAACATCTACATAATTATCTGTTCCATTAAAGTCAAAATGATAAGGAGTAGAGCTACCTTGAAATGTTGGTCCTTGTATATCTCCATTTATACCATTAGGATAATCATTTTTTGTAGCTAAATAGTTTTGTGTTACTTGGACTGATGACAAAGCAGTATCATAAAATCTTACAACTCCTATTTCTCCATCGTGTCCGTTGTTGCCATTCAACGCATCGTAACCACCAATATTTAAAACATTCGTGTTTGTGACACTTGCTGTTGGTGCACCTCTTGCACCTAAAGTTGAACTTGTTGTTAGTTCTCCATTTACATACATTTTGCCATTACCACTTGAATCATTTGTAAATACAACGTGTTCCCATACTCCTACCGTTGTTGCTGCATTGCCACTATATATACCACCACCTTGCGCATAACTATACCACAAATACCCATAAGCTGAATTATAATAAAAAAAGTATTGAAATGTACCACTACTTGCTGTGCCTTTATTTAAAATAGTACCAATCCCTGTATCATCTCTTTTAACCCATACTTCCCAACTTATATCTGCACCTTGATTTAAAGTAGCATCGTGTGGAAATTCTATTCTATCTCCTGCACTTGTTGCACCATCAAAAGTAAAAAAGTTGCCAAGTTCTTTGTCAAAAAGGGCATCAGTAACATTTGCACTATTACCTGTTACACTATCATCCCAAGTACCACTTGTATAGTTTGCAGCATCTAAATTCATATCTAAATCAGTAGAGTGAATAGAACTATAACTTAAAAAATTACCCTGTCTAAAGTTTTGTGCTACTTCTGATGCTGTTAATACTGTGTTGTATAATCTAACATTTGATATTCTACCTGTTATGTCTGAAACATCACCTACAACAGAGCCGATTTTTGTTGTATAACTTGAAGTATTATCTACTGTTCCAGATGCTGAAACTGTTTTTACTAATGTTCCATTAAGATATAGTTTTTGTACAGGGTTACTATTTGAACTCATAGTAAATGCAACGTGAACAAATTGGTCCATTAATTTATCTGCATTATGTACAAAATGACTGCTAATACCACCCACTTGAAAATACCAACCTGCAGTTTCGTGGAAATAAAAATATGTATCATATGCTGAACCACTGTTGCCCTTCATAAAAAATTGGTTAGCATCATCACCTGCATTTTGTTCAATATAAACCCAAAACTCATGAGTAAAACCATTCGTAGTCGTAAGGTGCGTGTCATTACTGTGAGGTATAGTCCACCTTTCTCCAGAAGTGTTTGAATTAATTGTAAAATATCCTCGTACATCTGAATTAAAATCACTTGCTGCTACGTTTGCAGTTGTAATTGAAACACTGTTTCCACTTATATCGTTAAATGTTGTTCCTGTGCCTGCATAAGAACTTGTATCACTAAAATTTAAATGAAATTGTAAATTACTTGCCTTATCTGCTAAAGGTGTAACTAAATCGTGATTAGCTATATCAAACCAAGTACCACTACCAGCTCCTGTATTAGCACCACCACTTTCTATACTATCTTCATCGTTAGCATCTAAGTGTAATACTAAACCTTCTGCTGAACTTGCATCACCTGTTGAGGCAGCTTCTTGTATTATTAATTTTTCATTAATAGGCATAATTACAAACTTATATCGTAGTTAAATGCATCTACTTTTTTAGTAAGTGCATTAATCTCGCTTTCTTTTGTATCTACTGAACTTCTTATATTGTCTCTTTCTTCTTCTATAGCGTCAGGTATTGCAGTACCTTTTTCTGCTTTTCTTGTTACATACCAATCAGTAGAAATTAATTTATTGTAAGCTGCACTTTTTAATTCTTGTATCTTTTTTGTTTTAAGCTCTGCTAATGTTTCGCTAAATGTTTTTGTTTTTACATCATATATAAATACAGTTTTGGTTTTACCATCTGCATCTTCGTAATTATCTATGGTGTGTAGGTTAGATATGTATTGTGTTTTACTATCGTAACTTGGTGTTATTATTTCATAAAACCCATATGTTTCGTGAACACTACTAGGCTCTTTATCAAACATTAAATAATGCTTATCGCTTCCTTGAAATGTATCAGGAAGTTTTGGGTATTTAACTATTTTTCCGTTTTCTATTCTTGCTCTCATTATGATGCTATTTGTGAAATTTGATACCAAGCATTGTTAACCGCAGTCCACTTGATTTGTATTATTTGTTTTGCAGCAGCATCTGAATATGTGCCACCAATTTTATTAAAGGTAGCAGATGCTCCGTTGCTTGTACCAAAAGCACTAGTCAGTGAACCACCTGATCCTGTAATTTCTAAAGTCTTAACGTCTCCTACAACAACATTAGTAAAGTTAAAAGTATGAGAATGAGCTGCTGTCATTGTAAATATATCTCCTAATGCAGTATCTACTGCAACAGCAGTTCCTGAACTTAATGCTACACTTGCTGTATATTCAACTCCTAATTTTGCATTGGTAACAGAATCTGCTGCTATTTTAGCTGTTGTTACTTGTAGGTCGGCAATATGTCCTGTGTCTATTGATCCATCAACATAGTGTTCTGAATTTATAGAATCGTCAGCAATCTTATCACCATTAACTGCATCAGCAGCAATTTTACCTGTAGCAACACCTAAGTCTTTTATTCTTACAGCACCACTACCATTTGTAGCAGATAACTCTATAGTAGAATCATCTACGGTAACTTCTATTTCATCTGCACTAGATGTAATACCATCACCACCAACTACATTAAGCACTGGATCACCTGAAGTTAAAGAAGTACCTGTAAGACCATCTCCAGCACCAATACTATCTAAATCTGCTGATACTGCTAAATCTATCGTTCCGTCACTATCTTCGTAAGTAGCTGTAATATTTGTTTCTGTGTTGCCTGTAAACATAGCACCAACGATGTCTTGTACTGATTCTGCAAAAGTTGGTGTACCTGTAGATAAATCTAATGCATCTGTATAACTATCTAAAACATCTGATGCGTTTGTAGATATACCGTATATTTCATACATCATTTTACGAACATTTATAAAAGCATCTCGTAACGTTGCACCGTCATTTGAGTTTGCTGCTGTTCCTACATTTATATTTATTGCTGCCATAATTAATAATTTGTTCTATCTATTGTTTCTAATATTGTATCTATTTTTATTTTAACAGTTGATATAAATAAATCTGTCTGTTCTGATATAAAAGCATACGCTTTATTAAAGCCTAGAAATATTATTGAAGGTAAATCACCCCAAAAGCTTGTTTCATAAACTTTACCGTAGCTCATTGTTATTCTTTTTAAGATAACCTGAAAGTCTTATTTCGTTCTTCTGTTTTGGTTTATATTGTCCAATTTTTTTTCTTTTCTTCACAGTACCCAACCAGCATAATTAGAATCCTTGTCAGGATATATTTCTTCATTTTGATTTGTATAATACTCAGGGTACTTTGATGCAGCATTAAAACTCATAAAATCTATAAATCTATTTGTATAATATTCTGCATAATCTCTTTCTTTTGCAATAAGTTGATCTATTTCACTTTTTTCTGCTGTTTGACTATTTTCGCTTTCATGTTTGTGTACACCACCATTAGATATAGTATAAGCGGCAAAAGGTAGATACTCTGCCATAGCATAATGAATTAACATGTCTTGTATATATTCATTTACTAAAGTTAGATAATCACCAGCCAAACTACCAGCAACTATATCTGCACTAATTTTATCATATAAATCTGTGCCTAAATAATTTCTTACATGAATTTCCTGAGCTAGTTTTATAAAGTGAATAAATTTGTCTGTATCTACAGAACCACTTATAGCAGTATTTTTTACTAGGTCTTCTCTTTTTATAAATAGTGCTGTTGCCATTATTCTTCAGATTGTTCGTTTATTTCCTCTTCTTTTTGTATATCATCTTTTTTTACACCTGTTTCTTTTTCTACTTCTGCATCTGTTATAGCATTGGTCAGATCAGTAAATTCTAAAGGCTGTAGTGTTTTAAAGTATAAGTCTAAATCAATATTATTATATTCTAATATTTTTTGTAGTTCATCTATTATAGTTACTTGCATAGGTCTAATGACTGTATTATCCATAAGTAAAGATGCTGTTTCTAATTCTTGTGCATTATTACCTAATCCAGTTTGATCTTTAATTCCAACTAGCATAGGTGATACTATTCTATGTGAAACCATAACTTTGGTCATAGACTCATTTGCCAAAAACTCATACTGCTGGTAAGCATCAGGAATCATGACTGGTTCAATCGTTGCAGCTAATTCTTTGCTGTCGTTAAATGCTAATATAAATTTACCAGCATTGGATGATCCACTAAACTTTTCATATATAGCTCTTTCTATTTCGTCTCTTTGTTCTTTGTTAGGTGTGCCATTATTGAAGTTAATTAACATACTTGGCTGCAAACCATTTTGTATATTATTTATATGATAGTTACCTATTTCTTCTTCTAATTCGGCATATTGTAAACCACCTTGATAATCTACTGGTGAATAGTAATAGAATCCTGCCTTGTATGGACGAATATAAAGTATCTCTATGCCATCTTTAGACATTCCGAATGCTGATATACGTTTAGGCTCGTCATCTTTCCTTATATCCTTCCATTTGGGATGATAATAGTAAGCCATTACTTTACCATCTGTAGCTTTCTCAGCTCTAAGTGTTTCAATAGGTATGTGTTCTACTTCAAATACCTTTGTTCTATCTTTTGTATAAATTACTTGTACTGCAGCTTGACCCATCATTTTATAGTCATAGCATACTTTTTTCATACATTCCTTAGTAAACAAACTTTTCATTTGCTCATAAGCCTCTACTTTTTCTTTGCTATCAGAAGCATCCAGTCCTCTACCATATATCATTTCTGATATACCATTTATTGCTGCGTTGTTGGTAGCAGAACCATTATATCTATCAATTAAGTATTGAAAGTATTGGTTATCATCACCATATTCTATATAGTCTTTTCTAGGATTCTCAACTACTTGTGGTGATGTGTATGAAGAAAGATTTATAACATGAACTGAATCTTTTGCCACCATGTTTACATTCTTCTGTCTTGTTTTACTTCTTCTTGCCATATTAATCTAATACTATAAAATCATTATCGTAATTATCTTGAGTCACATATTCTCCATTGTTTATGAAGTATTTATCAAGTGCAGTCTGATCTGTACAGAATATTAAACCTCTGTATATTTCTGTTGTACCATCTTTAACTCTATATAAATATTGTCTGCCTTCTTTTAATGCAAAGCTACCTGTAAGTTTCATATAACCACCATCGGTAGTTTTACTCACACTAATTGTAGATGTAGTTCTTTTTTCTTTATCTGTTAAAGATAATGTAGGAGAAGTAGCATCTGCCCTAGCTATAAATTTTAAGTCTTGATTGCTTGTTGATGTTGTTAAAATATGCATACCTAAATAACTGTATCATCTCCGTTTGTTTTTAGGCATAAAAAAAGGGTATATAAATATACCCCTTTTTATTAATAAAACAAAGAATCCTTATACTTGTACTGGTGTACCAATAGTTGTATTGTCTCCTGATAAACTTGAGAACGTTAATGGATAATTGTTTACAGTAGGTGCTCCTACAGTACAGAAGTTTGGCGGAGTGCTTTCTTGTGCAACGAATGTATAATTGTATCCGTTGAAATCACCAAGTGCATTTCCAGTGCTTACTGTACCTTCCATTAAATCAGCACCATTTTCTCTACCCATCAAAAGAATATTGTCGTTCTTATCTCTTATGAAGATGTGTGGTCTTCCAGCAGATAAAAGCTTTAACTCTTTGTGGTCTTCTTTAGTTAGTTTCTTGAGTGTTATGTTTAGTGTCTGCTCAAAAAAGACTGTACCATTTTCTCTTGAAGCTTGTACTGTCGTTTCAAAAGAATTATTACCTTTTAGTTCATATTTTTGTGCTGTGATAGCATTCGATGAACTACCAGTAATATCTGTTACCTCATCACTTGAACCTAGAGTAACTGTACCTAAACCACCAAAGTCAACTAAATAAATTTCCTTAATACCCGCTACTGAATCTTTACAGGCTTCGGCTCTTGATCGTGTTAAACTACAACTCATTTTATATTTAGTTTTAGGTAGAATAGTGGGCAGAATAAACTACCCACATTCTTGTTAATAATTATCCATTAGGTATAAAGTACTACCTCACTACCAATTCCATGCTGTATGCCAGCAGTAAATCTCATTACAACTCTTAC